GTTGATTATGAACACATTAAAACAAATTAATCAATTCCTTGATTCGCAGCCAATTGCATTAGTAGGGGTTTCACGTAATCCAAAAAAATTCGGCTATGCAGCTTATAAAGGATGTCTAGAATGTTAATATGAACATACCTGGAATATATAAAATATCATCAAAAATTAAACCATCGAGAGAGTATTATGGTAGTTCTCAAGATGTATTTGGAAGATTAAAGATGCATCTTAGAGATTTACGAAGGGGTAAGCATCATTCACTTAAATTACAATATCATTATAATAAATATGGTGAAGCAGATTTAATATTTCAAATGGTATTAGGGTGTGATATAATTGATTTAATAAAAACAGAGCAATATTTTCTTGATAGTTATAAACCATATTTTAATATACTTCCTAATGCAGGCAGTCATCTTGGAGCAAAGAGATCACCGGAATCATGTAAGAAATGTAGTTTAGCAAAGAGTGGTAAAAATCATCATTATTTTGGGAAACATTTAACGGATGAGCATAAAAGAAGTTTAAGCGAATCATTAAAGGGTCATCCATCATATACCAAAGGGACACAAGCAAGTGATGAAACAAAAAAGAAAATGTCTATTGCTCATAAAGGACATTTAACATCAAATGAAACTAAAAATAAGATAAGTATTTCAAATAATGGTAAAAAACGAAGTAAGGAATTTTGTCAGCAATGTTCTGAAAGAAATAAATCAAGATTAATAATTAAAGGGGGAAAGGAATCTGATGAATTTAAGCAGAAATACCGAGAAAGAGAAGCATTGAAACAATTAAAAAAACATGAAATATTATGTATGAATTAATTGATGTGTTAAAAATTGGAATAGTTGCGTGGGTATTAACCTTTTTAATGCAGCCCGGTGAAATTTTATATTTCTATGGAAAATTGATTGATAAGATTAAGTATGATTTTATTTATAAGCCACTTGGCGGCTGTAACCGATGTTTTAGCGGACAATTGGCATTATATTTTTATCTCATTAAATACTTTCATTCTTACAACTTTTTTGAGCATATATTTTTCATCTCAGCGACAATATTAACAGTAATGGCACTTGATAAACTGATTGACTATGAGCCTTAGAACAGTAAACCTTAAAGAAAAACAGTTCGAATGCGGCGGACGGACGTTCTATGTCCAAGATGCGCTATCGTTTAATCGTTACCGAGAGCTTCAGCGGCTGAGTATTGAGTTCGGTTTCTCGACGACGTTTATCGACTTATTCAAAGAAGTAAAGAAAGCATACGATTTTGTTCAGACAAACAAAAACTGGGGTGATCTTGCTGTTACACTCTTTAACGTCATCGCCGGTGTATCGAAGCTCGAAGACAAAGACGACCCAGCACTACGGCTCTGCGCATTGTTTATCAATGAAGCTAATGAAGATGTGACGATATTTGACGAATTAAAAATCAAAGATAAGATCAACTGCTGGAGTAAGGAGCTTGATGTAAGCCCTTTCTTTCACATGGCAGTCAACTTAGTCAACGGTTGGATGCCAGCCTACAAAGCCACTTCCCAAAGTATTTCAAACAAGGAGAACAGTCTGATACAAGAAACATCTATAAAGAGTTAGTCGATAATGAAAGATACTGGAACGATCTGCTGTTTACTGTCACCGGCGGCGATGCTTCGGAGATCGACCGCTTGTGTCGTTTTGATGTGTTCGATTTCTTTTTCTTTCTCACAAACACAGAAAAGAAGATAAAAGATGGCAACAATCGATCTAAAAATCGTGGCAGATAGCGCGCAAGCTGTTCAGGAGATAAATAAAATTACGAATGCAACTCAGTCGATGCAGCGCACCGTGCAAGAGGGCGAGAAACGGCAGAAAGGTCTGATCGAAGACACAATCAGCGCATTGAAGAAGTTTGAAGACGCGAGAAACAAAGCGATGACGACTGAGGGTATTGAGAAATATAATAAAAAGATCGCTGAAGCAAAACAGACATTAAAAGAGTATGAGACTATCGGCGTCAACGCTAATAAAAATATGGAGAAGTCCGGTAATTCGCTTCTTCAGAGTCTCGGCAAATGGGCACTCGGATTTGCAACAGTCACAGCAGCAGTAAAGCTGTTTAAAAATATTATTGCATCGACTGAGACAACTGCACATCAGTTTGAGATTGTTGTCGAGAGTACCCGTTCTGGGTTACAATATTTCTTTAAGACACTCGCTTCGGGCGACTGGAGTAATTTCATGGAAGGGCTTCAGAACGCTATCGATGGCGCAAAACGATATGTTGACGAGCTTGAAGTCATAAACAACATGACTAACGAGCAGAACATAAGATCAGCAGAATACGATAAACAGATATCTGATTTAAGAGCTGAAACATGGAATCGTGAAGACGAAAATAATGATAAACGTAAGAAAGCTCTGACTGAGATAATCAATCTTCAGAAGAAAAAATTTGATGAAGAAGCTGCTCTTCTGCGTAAATCGTATGAAAATAATCTTCAAAAAGCCGCTTCTGATAGTGGGCTGTCAGAGCAACAGATAGAAAATTTTATCAAAGAGTATTCTACGCTTGAAGATATGATCGCTATCGGCGAGCTTTATACTGCTAAGACAAAAGCGATGCGTAATGCTGAACTGGGCCCTGAATATGTTCAGCAGTTAAAAGATGAACGCGATGCTCTCGGTGCTAATGCAGAAGAAGCAGCGAAGTATGCGCGTCAAGTGGGTAAGATCACTGAAGAGACGCGAGCAAAATTGTCTGCTGGTCTTGTCACTGCTATTCAGAAAGAAGCTCAGTTTAACGCTTCAAATAGACGCGACAAGATGCAACTTGCGGCACTTGAAGCAGAAGAGAAGAAGAAATCTGAAGATGCGTTGAAAAAATCGAATGATGATAAGCTCAAGATGCAAGAAGATTTTAATAAAGCTATCATCAAACTTAATGATGACTATCAGAAAGCAAACATTGAAAATCTTACCGGTGAAGAACAGATAACTGCGTTGCGTGATTTTAATATCCAGGCTATCGATGCAGAGAAAGCGCGGCTTGAAGAGTTGGGTACATTGACAGCAGAGCAGTTAAAGTGGATCGAGGCACTGCGCGATTTAGCTTATAAACAAGCACTGAAAGACATAAATGAATTTCATCGCCAAGAACTCGAAGCAGAGAGAAAAGCAAACGAAGAGATGCTCGCTGAGATAGCTGATGCTTATAGTGATCAACAAGCACTATGGGATTTAGAAAAAGATATCGAGTTACAAGCATTAGAGTTAGCTGGCAAAGATACCGAAGATGCTATGCTTGAGATTGAAAAGCGTTATCTTCAGAGACGTATTACAGCAATAACAGCGCGTATTGAGAAAGAAACTGATGTTCAAAAGAAGCTCGAACTTCAAAAAGTAAAAGAGCTTTTACAAGGCGAGATTGCAACGATAGATAAAGAAGTTGCTGATTCAAAGTTTAACTTTTGGGAGTCAATCGGCATAACTGACCCTGACGAACAGCAGAAAGCAGAAGATAACCTTCGAACGGCTGTTGATACTATGGTCGGCGTCATGGATGATATCTTTGCCAACCGTGTCGAAGATGCGCAGCGTAACCGAGATTTGATTGACGAGCAGATTGAATATACATCTGACGCACTTGATCGTGAGATGGAACTTGCTAAACTCGGTTATGCAAATAACGTTGCAGCAAAACAGAAAGAGCTTGAGGCATTAAAGAAAGAACGTGAGAAAGCATTAAAAGAAGAGGAGAAAGCTCTGAAAGCACAAAGAGCATTAGATACAGTAATGCAATTATCAAGTCTTGTTACAGCGACAGCAAATATCATAAAATCTATGTCAGGGATGGGAGTAGTAGGAACGGTTCTCTCTATTGCTGCCATCGCTGCTATGTTTAGCACATTTGCTGCTGCTAAGTCACAAGCAGCAAAAGCAACAAAACTCGCTGAAGGTGGTGTTGGTACTGTTGATGGTCGAAGCCATGCCGAAGGCGGCGAGCCATTTCTTAATCATGTCGAGGTCGAACGCGGCGAGATGTGGGGCGTGCTTTCAAAACCTGCAACGGCAAAGCATGGCAGAGAGTTTGCACAGATCGTCACATCATTCAACAAAGATAATCTTGTCATGGAGCGTGCTGACGCACCGAACAATTATATTAACGTAGATGTGAACCAGACAAATTCACGACTCGATAAAGTCGAATATCAACTCATAAAACTCAACCGTCACTTCGGCAGCAAGAAAGAGATACATGATCTCGGCAGTGTGCGTATTGAGAAGATCGGTAATAAAACGAGGATAATACGAAAATGAAATATCGCTTTTATATTACGATAGTATCTTCGCGTGTTGAAGTGTTCCCGTTGAATTTCTTTAAGACATCGCTTGTCGATGCGAAAGATAACGGTGGTGTTTATTATCGTCGTAAGTTTGAAGGCACACTTTATTTTCACGGTGATGACTTTGATCTCTTTTATCTTGTCGAAAACGTTACACCGTGTGATAATCTTTACTTTGATATAGAACAGAAAGACAGCGGAGCAGATACATATCACGACTACTGGCACGGCTATTTTTCAACGACAGACGGCAAGTTCGATCTTGATCGCTGTGTGTTTGAAATCACACCGAAACCGTATGATGATTATTATCTGTTTGACCAGTGGGCAGATAAAGAGTATAATGTCTTGAACGTAGCTACATTAGTGACGACTCATGACGGAGTTTATACTTATTCACGTAATAGATGGCTCATTGATGTAATTGAATACATAGTGCAGCAGTTCATCCCCGCAGCGACAGTGACGAGTGACTTCTTTACTACGGTGACGAATTACGTGACGTTGTTGCCGAATAAATATACGTTATTAACTATCGCTCAAAAGTCAGATATAAAACGTGCATCAGCGTCAAATGCTGCAACGATTGGTTATATGACGTGGAGCGAGATGATGCACATATTAAAATCATTTAATGTGTACTGGACATGGGACGGCACAACAATTCGACTTGAGCATATAAGTTATTTCACGCAAGCTGCCGGTCTTGATCTGAGGACACAGAAAATTGCAGAAAAGCACAATAAATACTCTTATGAGAAGAACGAAATGCCGAAATACGAAAAGTTCTCATGGATGGAATCACAGAATGCAGATTTCAAGGGTGCTGCAATATTTTATGACAGCTCTTGCGTGAATCAGGATAAAGAGAGTAATACATCTGAATATTCAAATAATGTCACTACGGATCTTGAATTTATACAAGATGACACAGACTCAACAATTTCAGACGACGGATGGGTTATTCTTGCTAACTATCTCAGCGGCGGACTTTATTACGTGCGCGATGGTGCTGGTTATGCTACCGGCACATGGCGGTCAAATGTAGAAATGTCGTGGGCTAATCTGCATCAAAATTTCTTCAGACATGACCGTATCTTGATAACCGGTTATCTTAATGATGTATTAACGACGTTTGTCACTGCTAAGAAGACAAAGTTACAAGAGACAAAAGCTATTATATGTCATGAAGATAATTATGACCCTCTTGATTATATGACTACTGAGCTTGGCGAAGAGTGGCTCGGCGGAGCTAAGGCGAC